GGAATCCGGTTACTCGCGCTGACCGTCGCAGCAACTCCGTAGCTTTGCTCCAGAGCCACATAGAATCGATTGTCATTCGAAAGGATATACGACATAGGAAACCTAAATTGCGTGCGCTAACCCGCGCTGATCTCCAGAACAAATGCCACTTTTGCGATTTGCAGAAAGTTTCGACCACCGTGCTTCACTCCGCCGAACGTAACTTCGTATTCGCCGTCGAAGAATATTCCTGCTCCCCAGTCGCCGCGGTTATCGTCCAACACCTGTGTGATGGCGTCGGCATAAGCCTGCAAGTTGGTTTCGATCTGATCCAGCCGATCCTGAGACACGCGGGCTTCCACCACCATCTGAGCTTCGCCGGAAAACGTCCGGAATTTCTCCCGAAGCTGGTTGATCACTTTGGCGCAGTACACGTAAACAAGCGGATAATTGTCAACCGTGCTGTGGTCGGAAACCTCAGAGGTCACGTTCTGCGCGATGATCTGCTGCGCCGTGATCCTAGGCAGGGTCAGCCCCTGCTGCACGCTCAACGCTTCCAGGACCGCGGATAAACCGCTGCCTGCCGCCAGCACTCCTAGAACCTTCTGTGTGCTTGTGCTGGCGATCAACAGCATGTTCAACCTCTCTCCATGACGCGGTGATCAACGATGTACCACGCCGGCTGCTGCCCCATCGTGGGCGCTGCGCCCGAAATCAACGCTCCAGGCATGGTCCAACTGGCGCCCAGCACCAAGGGAGTGGCATTTTGGCGAGTCAGCGTAGCTGGCGACAGCCCGGCATACACGTTCCAGCCAACCGCAATCGACGGGGGAGCCGTTAGTGTGACGACCAGGTCCTGGCCGGCTGCCATGGTCAGTGTTGCATCGTCGCTCGGAGCGCCTTCTTGCCCGGCCGCATTGACCCAAGTCGCAGCTACGTAAAACGTCTCTGCGATGCCACTTCCCGGAACCGTGGACAGGCCGGGTATGGGCGCCATTGGAATTGGGTCCGCAACCACACCGACCCCAAGCTGAAAATACATCCGCGAGCTTGCTTTCGCCAGTTTCTCGTACTCGCTCCACTTACCTTGATAACGGTTGTTCAGTTGATTGTAGTAAGCGTCCCGATACACCAGCGCGAGCGTCATGAGTATGTGCCACCGCTGCAGCGCTTCGGTCACCACCACATCGGCCAAGCCCTGCGATTGGATGACACCCCGCTGATAGCCCCGAAAGGGCGCTTTCCGAAAAAGGAACAACATCAGTTCGTTGCCAAGATCCTGTTGCGCCAGAGTCACCTTCACGGCGACATCGATGCCCTCTGCGTTGGCAACAGTCAGGACCGAAGAATCGTATTCTTGAAGGTCCTGCGCGGAACTAATGGGACCATCGGTGAATAACGCCATCGCCGCTGCGCTCGCTACCGCTTCTCCGCTCGCACCGAGCTCTTCAAGGCACGCAGGTCGGCCTCCGAAATCACATTCACCTGCACCTTGCCCGCCATTTCCCGCTGCCGCGCTTCTTGTACGCCTTGCTGCGCCGCCGCCCGAAACTCCGCGGTCTCTTCACTCGTCGCCAAGCGGGCACGCCCCTCTAAAATCAGCCGGGCGGCAATAGCCCGCGACACTTCCGCCAATTGCCCGGGACGCCCGCCGTCGGGCGTCTCGTGGCTTACAACCACGACGTGCGGGTCCGCGATCTCTCGTTCAATCTTCCGTAGCTTTTGATAAAACGCCCTCAAATCCATCCTGTCCCCTTTGCGCGCGGACAGACGCTCCCTGCATCCGCCCGCGTCACGCGCTGCATTACCTTCCAACCAACTAACTGTTAACCTGAACGCCAAACGAGTTTCGGAGAACCGCGGTCCCGTAGAGCACGTCGACGGTGAATTGCTGCGCTAGCGTGTTTGGCTGATAGCTCATAATCACGCGGATTCCAAAATTGCCCATTTCCGCGTACTCGGCGATGGCGCCAGTCCCGGGCAGCGGTTGCGGCAGCCGGCGTATGACGAGCCCGATCGCGTCCCTGGCAAACGCCAGATTGTGAGTGTTCACCGGTGAACTGCCGGTCGTCTGCACGAGCTGCGATCGAAACACGAAGAAGTCTTTGATCTTGCCCACCGCGCCATCCACCAACGCGCGCAGCCCCGCATCCCCGGCCGAATAGTATTCACTAAAACGTGGAATCTGTCTGAGCGCGGAGTAACTGATCGGATCAACCACCAGGTACTTACTCGCCGACGCCGGAACCTTCGCTGAAAAGAGTGCCGTTTCCGCAGCGTCCACGACACTTTCGACGAGGGTGACACCAGCCGTCCCCACGGCTGCATTCGAAGTGAATTGCGAATACAGGCTCAAAATATCGGTTTCAATTGACTCTGCGATGGCCACTACCGCCGGCTGCATGTACAGCCGCAGTAAATCCGGCACCGCCAATACCTTGGTCACATCCGGAATCTGGAATGTGGCTTCGGCATGTGTGTTCAGCACGATCTGTGCGTTCCCTAAGTTTGGATTTTGCGTCTGGACCGTCCCGCCCTCCGCGATGTTGTTCGCTACCAGCGTGGGCGGTATAGGTACATTCACCGTGTCCCCCGCATTCGCCAAGGTCGGCTCATAGTCCCGGTTGACTAAGTTGCCCATCACCAGGTTACTAACCAGTGCCGGCAAGGCGTCCACCGCGACTAGCTTCACGATTGCATTTGCTACATTTGCTGATGTAATTGCGCCCATTAACCTTTACCTCGTTTCATTATTTTCAGACTTACACCGGTAACGGTTCCTTGAGCCGGCTCCCGGCGCCCCTTTTTCACATGCCTCGCAGTGCTTGACTCGCCACTCTCGAGACCTCTTGGCGAACCTTTTCTAGTTCTTCCGGGCTCATGCCCGGCCGAATCTTGTCCAGATTGAATCCGCCTGTATTCGAGGCAACCTTTGGCCCCGATCCCATCCCCGATCCACCCGTCATGCGCGCTGGTAGCAATTCGGGATTGTCCTGCACGAACTGCGTCAGATAGTCCCGAAGAGATACTTCTCCAGGCCCGCTCCGCGCAATCAGCTGGCCGTCGTCGCGCCGCTGAATGTCGTCCTTCACCGCGCGATACGCCAGATCCACCTTCGCTACACCCAGTCGTTGTAGCTCTGTGCGAATCGACGAGCTCCGCTCCGCCTCGTCCGCCACTTGCCGGGTGCGGTGATTCTCTTGAACCAAATCGTTCACTCTCGTCTCTAAGTCCTCGCGCCGCTTGCGCTCCTCCAACAGTTCTGCCTTATACGCGGGCTCCGCTTTTACTTGCTCTGCGTGCACAAACTCTTCGATCACGCCGCGTATCAGAGAACGCAGCTCGGTTCCGTCGGTCTTTGGCTCTTCCATATGCCTCCTGCCCCTGGGCCTTCCGGCCGGCTTTCATGCAAGATCTGCCGCTCAAGATTTCTCTTGATCGATCTCGCGCCCAATCTGGTCCTTCACCTCTTGCCGCACGTCGCACAAGAATTGAAACGCTAACTTTTTGTAGACTTGCTTTCGCAAGGTAGGGGAATTCATCCCCAAACTCAGCAGCTGTTGTGCATCGGCTAGTTCTGTCCCAAAATCTCCAATATCGAACTCATCCATGCCCGAGACGTCGATGCTCAGCCCATCCTCTCGTGCCGTGTTCACCGCGCGCAGGACTCGCTTCATCGATTCCTTGACTGCGTCCCCATAGGCCCGCAGAACCTCCTGCGTGATGGCGTAATCGCGCTGCTTGCTCACGCCCGATTGAGCTGCGCTTCCGGAAACTGATCCCCCGGCGTGGGTCACGTAGCATACCCTGTAGATCTCTTCTTGCAGCCTGGTCAGATTGTCCGCGGCAATCTGGTAGACCGTGCCTTGCGGCTCTGTCCACCCGAATCGGTCTTGCGGACCCAGTTGAATGTAGTAAGACTCACCCATCACCTGGTCCCAATCCCGCTCCGAGTAGACCACTGGCATCGCAAATAGGCCCATCGTCAGCGCCCACCCTAGAGCATTCGATTTGTTGAAGTGCTCCAGCTGTAACGTCGCCGCTTTGTTCAGCAGCCACAGCCCCTCCGAAACCCGTAACTCCACCAGCGGCACACGTAACTGCTTCGCTAGCCCATGCCTTCCCTCGGCGACGACTTCAACCGGGCCGCGATCTGTTCCGCCTTCCACCTGTTCGTAAATCCGGTACTTTTCTTTGTCGTAGTAAACCCAGCGGGTCTGCTTGGACCAAGCCGTGTCTTCTAGCCGCTCCTTGCGCAGGCTCTGCGTTCGAAGCACCACCCACTGATACTGTCCATGCTCGTCGTAACTCCAGTTGATAAGCTCATCAGCCGCGTAACCTACTAAGTACGCTCTGGACGCTCCGCGCTCGTCTTCCTCCGCGCGCGTTCCCACGGGCTCATTCAGCCGGGGAAAATCGATCAACACACAGCTCTTGCCGCACACCAGCGCTTCCACGAATTGCCTGCGGAAAAACTCGGCTAGGTTCGTGCCTTTCAGATCGCAGTCTTCCGCAAATTGCCCGAAGAATTTACGGGAGCGCTCACTCTTTCCTTCATAAGTCAGGACGGGTTCCCGCCGGAAAAGCGTCGCCGTGTACCAATCCACGATCGATCCGATATAGTTCTCGTAAAAGCTCC